TCGCAGCAATCTATTCATTATGACACGCTATACGTAATGAATGAGACGGGGAAAACTTTTGAAATTATCCGGGCCACTCAAATGGATGGAGAAGAAGCGGCATAAATAGAGGTTTAGACGGTATTCTGCTAACGAGTATTGGTTCCGTTGAAAGCGGATCTTCTTAGAGCCAGTATTCGGGGGTGTCGTCTAAGCCCAATAGGTTTTAGGGCCGGGCCCGGCATGTACAGATTGACCGAATTTCTACTTGGTTTGTAGAAAATAGGTTTACATATCATAGACTTAACCGCTGGGCCCTATTGGGGACTGATGCAATGAAAACTTGTGCCGTATTAGAGCGCGAAACTCTTGATCGGACTGAGAGATTTGTTCGTGACGTATTATCTATTGATCTAAAACAGGACGTTACTCAGAAAACAGTAAAAGAAGTAGCGTTAAAGGTTTTAAAGGCGATTCCAGGTGTACCACTAAAGCCTATTGAGGGATAGATGATGGATTACCAGACTGAGTTACATCGGATATGTGACTTATTGCGCCGTAGTAAAATGGATCATGGTTTGTGTAAACCTGTTGACCGAAATGCATGTACGGCTTGTGTTGCACAACGCAAGCTGGATGAAGTGGCTAATACTTACAAAGGAAAATACTTAAGGATTGTATTGGCATGAAAACCAGTGACGTATTAGAACGTATGGCCGGATTCCCTGTCTTTATAACTGAGGCTATACCTAAAGGTGAAGTCTGGTTTATGCAAGACGGAAAGATAGTAGGCAAAATAATAGAAGCCCGAGAACTGGCATTAGAGGCAGGGGATTAGGTGTTCCACGTGGAACCTGATTACCTCATTTGCAGATCATGCAAGCGTGAGACTTCAGCCAAAGACGCTGGTACACATAGGGTTTGTGGTTATTGTGGTCTTGATAATAGGGATGTAACCCTAGATACCAGCCTTAAATACCTTGCGGCGTGGACTAAGGAAACATCCAAACTCCTTAGCGATAGTCTACCCATTGCTGATATTGTTGAAAAACACCTAAAAAAACGGAATCCTCTGATTAATCCTTGATGTTTGACCCCTGGCTTGTCCTATTATTAGTCCTGATTTCAGGTCTGTGTGGTGTATACATGGGTCTGAAGTGGGCTAAGTGGAGACGTAAGTGATGAAACCCCATTATAGATATTCACTGGCAAATGGCTGGTGGTATCTCACAAATGAGAAGAAATACGATCTATTTGAATTATTTCCGCTATGGATGTTCCCTAAGAATACTCGCCCTAGTTGGGTTAAGCCGTCACACACTTTTGGAATGTAAACAATGGCTGATATGCGCTACAAAGAGAACAAGGACTTACTATTCAGGGTCAAAGACCGATACCGGTTAATGTCTGAAGCCGATTACGAAAACCGTATTTATTCCCTTGAAGACATTCGTTTTGTAAACGTTCCTGGCGAACAGTGGGAATCCAACATGAAGCAGGAACGCGGCAAGCGTCCCTGTTACGAATACAATAAGACTAAAATTCGGTGTAAGCGTGTTATTAATGATATGCGGGATAATCGTGCTTCGGGTAAGGTCCGGGCCGTTGAGGGCGGTGACAAAGAAATAGCCGACATATACGAAGGGCTTATCCGTAATATCTGGAACGTCTCCCACGGTGATAATGCCACGGATTATGCGGCTGAATACCAAGTAGAAGGCGGCATGGGTTGTTGGCGTGTCAACACCGTATATGCTTCTGACTCAGCGTTTGACCAAGATATTGTTGTTGAAAGTATCGAAAACCCCCTTAGTCTGTTTTGCGATCCTACTGCTAAAGAGTTTATGAAGCGGGATGCCGAGGATTGGGTATATACCGAACGGCTTTCCTACAAAGTGTATGAAGAACGTTACGGCAAAGAAGTTGATAAGTCTAATTTTGAAGGTGAGAGTCAGTTTGACACTCAAGATGATGATTGGATCGATGAGGAAACGGTAAGGGTTGCGGAGTACTGGTACAAAGTTCCGCACAAGAAAGAACTGTGGTTGATGGAGACTGCTGATGAAAAGGGAGAGACAAAGACAACAGTAGTTGACTCCGAATCAGACGAAGCTGCTGCACTCAAAAAACAAGGCTTTAAGCCTAAACGAACACGGGAAGTTGAAACACACAAAATCATGATGTGTGTGGCTTCTGGAAAGGAAATCCTTGAAGGTCCGACAGAATGGGCAGGACATCACTTTCCATGGGTGATGATTTTTGGCGAATACAAAGTCATTGAAAATGAAAAATTCTGGTGGGGTCTGGTTCGATTTGCCAAGGATGCCCAGCAGAACTACAACATATCTAAAACCGCCATAGCAGAAACTATCGCCCAAGCACCAAAAACTAAGTTCTGGGCAACGCCCTCACAAGCCGAAGGCTTAACCGATCAGTGGGCAGAAGCACATAAGAAAAATCTACCGTTTCAAATGTATAACCCAGACCCAAGGGCACCCGGTCCTCCGGCTAGAATGGGTGCGGCTGATATTCCTATAGCTTTGATGCAACAATCGGCTTTAGATGATGAAGATTTAAAAGACGTGATGGGTTTACCCGATGCATCCATGGGCAAGCAGAGTGGCGAGAAGTCAGGACGTGCTATCTATGCACGCCAGCAACAGGGAGAAATAGCCACCTTCAACTACAAGGATAATATGTCTAAAGGTGTTGAGTGGACGTATGAAATTATTATTGACTTGATTCCTGAAATTTACGACACGGAACGGGAGTTGAGAGTTTTGGGTTCTGATGGCAAGGAAGCTTACAAGCGTGTCAATCAGATTGTCTACGATCCAGATACTAATAAAGCCGTTCGTGTTAATGATCTTTCGACGGGTAAGTATGACGTTACTGTTACGACTGGCCCGGCTTTTGCCACACAGAGACAGGAAGCGACAGAGATATATGGCGCGATAATGGATAAAAGCCCAGAAATCAGGTCTGTAGCTGGTGATTTGATTTTTAAATCCATGGATTTGCCCTATGCCGATGAAATAGGCGAACGGCTTAGAACTATGCTACCGCCGCAAATACAGCAAATGTTGGATCAGGACGTAGAGGTTCCGCCTGAAATCCAGCAGAAGATGCAACAAGTCAATGCAATGATGGAAGAGGCCCAGAAATACGGGCAATTAGTCCAGGCGGCTAACCAAGAGTTAGAAGAACAAAAAGCCCTAGATGCTAAGAGTAAAGCTGAAATAAAGGCTGAAATAGCCAATCTGGGACGGGCTAAGGCAGAATTTGACATGAACGTTGCACAACAGCTTGCGAAACTGGTTGAAAAAGAGGCTGGAATCACTACAAAGGAATCGCAAGTTGTCACTAAGATGGCAGGACTTTCCGAAAAAGCCGCTGATTTGTGTGACAGTGAGACGACGGACGCGGTGAATACCACGCAAGCTTTGGATGAAATCCTATCCAGTTTCATGCAAGCAGCGGATCAAGCTATGGGTGTTATCGATCAGAAAGCCATTGATTTAGAACGAAAAACAGACAGAAAACCCACAGGTGGTAAAATCATTAGGGATGGTGGTAGAATCCGGGCAGATGTAGAATATGATGATGGCAGCACCAAGACTTTGGCTGCCGTTAGGGAAAAGGGTCAATTAAAGATCGTTCCCGAGGCCGACGTGGGGCCTGAACCCGCGGCATAGTGTGAAAGCACTCAATTCGCTGAGAGGCGCATATGTTTACTGTTTTACCGGATGGAAAAGGTGCAGACGTAAGTTCTGAAGAGTCGGGTAAGGTTGCAGAAGCGGAGGCTGAACCAACAGAACCCGAAGGTCAGGAAAACGCAGCAGATTCACCACCTGCCGGGGAACAAGCCCCCGATAAAAAAATTGAGCCGGATAAGTTTCAACCCCGGCTGGATAAACTGACCAAAAACTGGCGTACATCAGAACGCACAGTTCAGGAAAGAGATGAGACCATTGCAGGCTTGCGAAAGCAGTTAGCAGAAGCCCCGAAGGAACGGGGGAAAACTCTGGAAGATTTCGAGTTTGATCAAGCTAAGTTTTTAGATTACCGCTTGGATGAAGTCAAAAAAGAATCTTTAGCAGAAGCCGAAAGGCTGATGACTCAGTTTCAGGGAAGGACCGAAGCGCAACACGCATTCGGTGAATTTCAGGAACGCGAATTAGAGTTTTCCAAGAAAACCGAAGACTATAGAATGACGGTAGACCCTGATAGTTGGGCCTGTTCTACAGTCATGGCGGCTGAAATCCATCAAAGCACGATGGGACCGGAAATTGCCTATCACTTGGCAAAAAACCCGGATAAGGCTATGGATATCTCTAGATTACCTGAACGTGATGCAGTTCGCAGAATGGCAATATTGGAAGTTACATTGAAAGCCGAGAAAGCCAAAACACCAAAGACGGTCAGTGAAGCGCCTCCTCCGCCCCCTAAAGTAAAGGGTGGTGCTGTAGGTCTTGAAAAAGATCCTGCGAAAATGTCAGATTCAGAATTTGCAAAATGGAGGAGGAACCAAATCGAAAATCGTTAAGGATTTGACATATGGCCAATACTCTCTCCGTCATCGATATGGTTACAAGAGAGGCTCTCCGCATTGCGCATGAGAAACTCAACTTTATCGGTACTATTGACCGCAGTTATGATCCGTCTTACGCCCAATCGGGCGGCAAGATAGGGGATACTCTCAGAGTCAGAGACCCCAACCAGTACACCCGGCGTAAAGGTTCACGCATCATGGATGTACAGGATCAGACAGAAACTACACAAAACGTTGTTGTTGCCACACAAGACGGCGTTGACATGAAGTTTAATTCTGCGGAACTTTCACTTTCAATCGACGAACTTTCACGACGCTACATCGAACCCGCTACTTCTGTTTTGGTATCGGGCATTGAAGGCGATGTGATGGATTCCGTCACGCAATCCGTTTACCAACTGACCGGCACCGCCGGGACTGTTGTGGGTGCTTCTGCCGATATCTCGGCCATCACTGATGCCCGGGCAAAACTCAATCAGCAACTAGCACCGAAGGACAATAGCCGCTGTGTGCAGTTCGATTCGGTCACTATGGGGTCGATTGTTAATGGCACACAAGCCTTATTCCATGACGGCAACCAGATAAAAATGGCTTTCCGTGAAGGTTACATAGGCAGGAATGCCATGGCGACCTTTTACGAGAATGAGAAAACCTTTTCTCATACGCTGGGTTCTGATGCCGATGTAGCGTGGACGGTTGATGACACGACTCGTTTAGCCACTGGCGACGCTGCGGTTGGTAATTCGGTTAGTTTGTTGAACTTCGATGCAATGGGCACAGTGGTTCCTACGGTTGGAACGGTGTTTACCATTGCTGCAATGTTCGACGTACACCCGGAAACCAAGACTGCATACAGCCATTTGAAGCAGTTGGTTATCACGGCAGTAGGTTCGATAGCTTCCAACCAAGCTGAGATTACCTTTGCGCCCGCGCTTGTTGTGAACGGTGCTAAGCAAAATATCTCTACCGCAGACGGTACTTTTGCCACCTTGGAGAATAACGCCACGGTTCAACATGGCGCTGCAAGTGCGGTATTACAGCAAAACCTCATGTATCACAAGGAGGCGTTCACGTTTGTAACGGCTGACTTGCCGATTATGGATGATGCAATACGCTGTGTACGCAGAGTTCAGGATGGCTTGTCGATTCGGTGCTGGCAGGGTAGTGATATCAGGAATGATGAACTCTTGCTGAGACTGGATATTTTGTACGGCTTTAAAGCGCTGCGACCTGAATGGGCTTGCAGGATTTCTAACTAAAGGAGGGTTGACTTATGGCAATTCCAGTAACTAGAGAACGCATTGATTACGGCTCTCTGGACGGTTCTGCACTGTTTGGTGCCGCCTTACAGGTGATTGATCCCACAGGGACCGCACGAACATTACTCCGTTCTGAATCGGGGGCTTTGTGTGTATTCGCTACGGCTGCGGGGCAGGCTTTTACATTGCCGGCCATTAATGCCCGCGATGTGGGCATGTATTTCGACTTTGTTGCTACCATCACGGGTACGGGAACATATTCCGTGGCGACTGATGCTGCTACCACTTTCATCGGTGGCGGGGTTGATTACTCGTCCACAGCGGTTGCAGAAGGTGGCGATACCTTTGCCGCCGACCGTACCGCGTCCGTGGCGTTTACCGCCGACAGTGACGTGACAGGTCGCTTGAATGGTACTCATTTCCGCATGGTTGCTTTGAGTACGACCATTTGGTCTATTAGTGGAACCATGATGGGTGTTGGCACAGGAACAACTCCGTTCTAAAAAAACTAAGGGGGGTTCTTCGGAACCCCTTTTGAGGTAAGACTATGGCTACACGGGATGGACTCCTTGTCCATGATGAGTGTGAACATACTATCGTCAATATGACGGACAATACGACGACCGTAAACACGGGTCCGACTCTGCTTATGGGGATTCATGTCAATATTGTATTGTCAGCCAATGCCTGTGAAATCGAGAATGTGGCTGGAACGACTGTATTAACACTTGCAGCATCTTTGGCGGCTAATACCAATCTTGATTTTCACGGTCTGCGTTTTCCAGATGCATTGATTATTAACCCGGCTGATGCGGCAGCATCAGGACAAATCACGGTTCTGTGGCGTAAGGTAAATCCGGGATGACCACAAACCTTGTCATTATCGACGATGCACTCAGGGACATAAATGTCATTTCTGAGATAGAGACCGCATCGGCAGAACAAGGCGCGTATGCACTGCGTAAACTCAATCAGCTTATGGAGGTGTGGAAAGAACAGGATGTTAATTTTGGCTGGTTTGCACAAACCGCCACTACTGACACTATTCCTGTCCCTGATTGGGCTGAACTGGGTGTGACTTCTGCGCTTGCGATAACGATAGCCTCTAAATACGGTGCCACTGTTTCGCAGGAAACAATCATTGTTGCCCAATCGGCTATTGGGATGATTAAGCGTAAAAGCATTTCCGAGAAATTGGACAATACGGATATGGGTCATTTGCCGATTGGATCGGGACATTATTACGGATATCGACAAAATATATTGACGGGGCGCTAATGGCGTCTTTGTCAGTCCCCATTCACTCCTACCAGCTTCGCAGTAGGCCCGCCAGTCCTGCGCGGCTTGTCAATTGCCATGCTGAAGCCTTACCGCCGGATGCCAAGACCCCAGTCTTGCTTACGCGGTCTCCTGGGATTTCCGACTGGACTACTGTGGGGACAGGATCTATAGCGGGGATGCATTCAGCCCTTGATAATCTCTTTACGGTATCTGGGTCAGAATTGTATAAAACGGATTCCAATAAAACATCGACTCTTTTGGGCAATGTCGGCAGTCCGGGAAATATAGACATAGATTCTAACAAAGATTCTGTTGTAGTGGTCAATGAGCCTGCTGCTTATTACTATGATGGAACGACCTTTGCACAAATAACCGATGCCGACTTTACTTCTCGTGGAGCCGGTGATGTTGAGTTTTTGGATAATTTTATGTTGTTTCGGGAGCCTGATTCAGACCGGTTTTTTGGTGCGGATCTGGGGTCTGTCACGGACTTTAATGCGTTGAATTTTGCCAATGCCGATGCTGCTTCAGACATACTCAACGGTATGAAGTCCGACCATCGACAAGTGATTTTATCCGGCATTAAGTCCATGGAGGTCTTTGAGAATACCGGGGCTAGTGGTTTTCCCATTGTGCGGACTATCAACGGTCTGATAGAAAAAGGTTGTCTGAACGGCAAGACTTTACAAAAACAAGACCAGACGGTCTTTTGGGTAGCCAATGATTACACCGTAAGAAGGCTACAAGGACTCACCCCTATTCGTGTGTCTACTCATGCCGTCGAACAATGGTTAAGTACGATTACCATAACTTCGATGAATGCGTTTGCCTATTCTCAGGACGGACACTTGTTTTATGCGATTACCGCCCCTGAAGGGACTTTTATCTACGATGCGACCACTCAGGAATGGCACGAACGACAGACGTATGGATCTTCGTTTTGGAAACCCCGCTATCACGCACAAGCCTTTGGCCTTGAGTTAGTCGGAGACTCAAACAGTAATAAAATCGGCTCTTTAAATCCAGAAGATTACGATGAGTTTGGTGATATCCAACGGATGGAATGGACGTATCAGCCTGTTTATGCAAACGGTCAGCGAGCCTTTCATTATCGTTTAGAAATAGTTTTAGAGACTGGCGTAGGCCTTACCACAGGCCAAGGTGTAGCGCCGGAGGTCATGTTGGATTATTCAGATGATGGCGGTAGGACGTGGGTCTCAATGCCTAACCGTTCTCTGGGCGCATTGGGTAATTATGAAACGCGGGTCACGTGGTACAACTTGGGTTCCTCACGACTAAGGGTATACCGTGCTGCTGTATCTGATCCGGTAAAGATGACCGTCACGGATACCTTATTGGAACACAAAGGGGGCCGCTTGTAATGTCCTTGAGACCGCCCGTTGATATTGCCGACTTTACGGATTTAAGGCGGCTCGCACGGTGGTGTCAAGAACAATCTATTGACGTCTCTTCCGTCACTACGGCAATGATTCAGGACAAGGCGGTTACTTACGCAAAGATTCAGGACGTTACTGCGGACAGGATTTTAGGAAGATTAACTTCTGCTGGGGTGACTTCTGAACTAACGGCGGCTCAATTGGTTGTTTTGTTACAAGCGGAAGGTTGGGTATTTGCCGGGACTGCACAGTTTAATGGAAACGTGGGGTTTTACAGCACCACACCTATTGCACAACCGTCAAACATTACTGATGCGGTGACGGCACACGCATTGAATCCCGTGTTTTCCGATACAGAAGTGGAGGCGGCATTGGATGCTTTAGGCGTGAAGTTCAACGACTTGAAAGACAATGTTATCGAAGCCCTTGGCCTATCGGCATGAATGAACTTGTGAGAGAACAGATTCTAAGACTTGAGGATGAAATGCGTAAGCATTCGCAATTGGATTTACCCGTGACGCATCATTTTGCACCTGGGGTTTATGCGAGAGAGTTGTTTATACCAAAGGGTACTTTGTTAACTGGCAAGATCCACAAAACAGAACATTTGAATATTCTTGCTAAAGGCAAGATAGCGATTTCCAATTTAGGCGAATCGAAAGAATTTGAAGCGCCGTATATTTATGTGTCCCCACCCGGAACAAAAAGGGCCGGATATGTGTTAGAAGATTCGGTTTGGATAACCATCCATGTGACAGAAGAAACTGATTTAGAAAAGATAGAGAGTGAAGTGATTGCCCAAAGTTTTCTGGAATTTGATGAAACACTAAAGCTTGAGGTTGAAAAGTAATGTCTTGGGTTGCAACAGCAATAGTCGGGGGTGCCATTATTGGTGCTGTTGGGTCTAAAAAGGCGGCTGATGTCCAAAGAGAAGGATATGATGCTGCGTCCGCAGAACAGGCCCGCCAGTACGATATCACTCGTGAAGACTATGCGCCCTATAGGGAAGCGGGTGCGGGTGCGTTAAACAGGCTTACATCCGCCTCTGAAGGGGATTTCTCGCAATTCCTAGCTTCTCCGGGTTATGAGTTCCGTCGATCCGAAGGAATACGCGATATCGGTAATACGTTTTCTGCCCGAGGCTCGGGTGGTAATGCGCTTAAGGCACTAGCCGAATACAATTCAGGTCTTGCCAGCAACGAGTTTGGGAATTGGTGGAACAGACAGGCAGGACTTGCAGGCATTGGACAAACGGCCACCGCAGGAACGGCGTATGCCGGTCAGAATGCGGCTAATCAAATATCCCGTAATTATATTGGGGCCGGAGATGCAAGGGCTTCCGGTGTTGCTGGAGTTAGTAATGCGGTTACTGGTGGTATTGGTAACTTTTTGTATGCGAGAGGGGCTGGGCTATTTGGGCAACAACAAACTCCTGTGTCTACACCACCGTATGTACCGCCTCAACCATTTTGGGGGGGTCCAATCTAATGCCAATTAATCAATTAAATCTTTCCCAAACATACGGCAGGGGTGTTTATGACAGAGAGCGGTCAGAATTTAACGCCCTCAGACAAGATGCTTTTAGACAAGAGACGCAGTTTCAAAAGAAAACCTTTGATGAAGCGCAAATACGGTCTAACACGGAATTTGTCGCCAAGGGCGCTGAATATGTCATGCAAAACCCCGATGGGTTAGCAGGATTCATCCAGGAAGGGGAAAGGCGAGGTGTGTTTAAGCCGGGGTTTGCCGAGAATGCTAACCTGCAACAACTCTTGGATACGTTGCCCAACTTACATCAAAGTGCCATGGCCGCCCTAGGTGGACCGCAACAGCCAGCAGCAACGTCTGGTATTAAGGAATATCAGTTTGCTAAATCTCAAGGGTATGAAGGATCATTTGCTGACTGGAAAAGCCAAAACAAGAGCGGTATCAATATTAATACGGGAACAATACCTCCAGGCTATCAAATTACATACGATGACGAAGGCAGACCTCTTTCTATGTCTCCTATTTCTGGGGGGCCGGTTGATCCAACGATAACCCCGACTTCTGGACAAACGGCGGTTGATGCTGCTTTCGCTAAAGAATTCGTTACTTTCAAGACGGGCGGATTTGCAGATGCGCAAAAGGGAATAGTGCAACTTCGTGCGGTGGAAGAACAGTTGTTAAGTGGAAAGGTAAACATAACCGGCCCTGGTATGGGTAAGGTTCCTGATGTTGCCTTGAGTTTATTTAACCCAAGGGCTTTGGCAGCACGAGAAGACGTTGAAGAAGTGGTTCAAAGAAATCTAAGACTTATCCTTGGCGCACAATTCACCGAAAAGGAAGGCGAGAGATTAATCGCTCGTGCTTTTAATCCGAATCTTGATGAAGCGATCAATGCGAAGCGTGTAAAAAGATTGCTGTTGCAAATGGAATTGGCATTAAAAGCCAAACAGGATGCAGCGGATTATTTTGAGAAAAACGGCACATTGAGGGGGTGGGCCGGTGATTTGCCAAGTGTTGATGATTTTTACGCAGCACTTGAAGGGGGCGGAGATGATGAGCCTCCAAAAATCTCAACCACTGAAGAATACAACGCACTTCCCAGTGGCACTAAATACACCGACCCCACCGGCCAAGTAAGGACTAAACAATAATGGCTGAACCTTGGGAAAATGACCCCATCGAAGGGACTGACGATCAGCCTTGGGCTAACGATCCAGTTGCGGGCGTTGCTGAACCCATAGAACAACCCGGAATAGAACAGTCCGAACAACTACTGACAAAGTCAGAACAAACGCTGAATAGCCTGGAACGCTTTCAACACCCACGCGGGCAAATTGGAGAAGGCATATTCAATATTGCGGGTAAAATCGGCACTAAGATTGTGGCTGGTTTGGGTGGTCTTGCCCAAGGCGCACATGAGGTTCTTAAGGGTCCGCATCTTCCTCCTGATTTTAATGCCCCGGCAGAACGAGTTAGAGGTATTGAAGAGGCTGGTCAAGAGTTCTTTACATCAGAAACTAAGGGCGGGCAGTTGGTTGAAAAGGGCGTCGGTAAGACTGTAGAGGCTGCTGCGACCGCCATTAAATATCCACTGTCTGCTATTCCTTTTGTGATTGAAGGATCTGAGGAACGAGAAAAGTTTATGGAAATGCCCATGGGGGATTATTTGGGCGAATTATCAGAGGATCTTGGTTTTTCTCCTTTGGTATCAACAATGGCCCATTTATTCCCGGATCTTGTTTTGTCAGGAGTCGGTTTTGGTGGTGCAAGTAAATTAAAAAGCGGGCTTAATGCCCCTGCAAAAGTAAAACCAAAGACCATTGAAGAGTTAAAGGCTGAATCTACAGCGCTTTATGATTTGGTGGATAATTCTGGAATGACACTTTCTGATGCCAGCGTTACAACTGCTTTCAATAAAATTGTTCAATTTTCAGAGAGTCAAGGAATGCGGCAAGCACTTACGCCAAAAACACATGCAGCTTTGCGAGAAATTCAAAAAGACATTATAAAGGGTGGAATGACGTTAAAAAAGGCCGAGGAAGCACGACGCATTATCAAGCAAGCGCAAGCCGCTACGGATACCGCAGATGCGGCCATGGCTGGACGTGTTTTAAGACGGTGGGATGATTACATTGAAAATATCAAGTTAAAAGACGTTACTGGGGCCACCGGTACGGAGGCGGTGCAGTATCTAAAATCTGCTAGAAGTTTGTGGTCAAGGGCGCGTAAAACTGAAACCATTGAGGAACTCATTGAACGAGCCGGAACTCGCGCAGGTCAATTCACCGGTAGCGGTTTTGAAAATGCTTTAAGAACTGAATTTCGTGCATTAGCTATGAATCGAAAGAAAATAAAAATGTTTACTAAGGCGGAACAAGCGGCAATCAAACGCGTTGCTAGTGGCACACCGCTAGACAATGCTTTCCGTGGTTTGGGTAAATTAGCCCCAACCGGGGTTGTTTCTTTTGGTATCGGTAGTGGGTTGGGGTTTGCTGCTGCTGGCCCTGCAGGGGCATTTGCTTTGCCTTTGATTGGGGCTTTAAGCCGTAAGATTGCGGAATCTAAAACCATTAAGAGAGCCGAGAAAGCCTCAGAACAAATGAGACGTGGTGAGTAATCACATGGGTTTGTCAAAATCGTCCGGGTGGAAAACCTGCAAGATCAAGAAAAATATGATTAGCCAAAAAAGAAGCATCTTAGGATTGTACCATGGCCGGTAATCTTTTCTACATGCCCCGGCAGATAGCCCAGGACTACAGCAATTCCAGCCATGCATTGGCAGGCGCTAAGCTGCATTTTACCCAGACGGGCACATCTACCGATCAGAACACCTATACGGACGTGGCCTTGGCAACACCACATGCTAACCCTGTTATTGCGGATTCAGACGGGGAGTTTGCGCCCATCTATTTTGACCCTGCCCTTGGGGACTATCGGGTTCAGTTGGTGGACTCAAGTGATGTGTCTATATGGATTGAGGATGATATCCCCGCGTCTCAGTCCGGCCAAAGCCTTACTTTGAAAGCCGCCGCCCCTTTTATTGATTTGATTGAATCGGATGCAGCGGCAAACAATACGTCTTGGCGCTTCGGCGTCAATTCTGAACAACTAACCTTGCAAGTGGCAAACGATGCTTTAGCCGCCTTTACCAATGTATTGACGGTTGATCGAACGGCAAATACCGTCGATACAGTTGATTTATTACCTACCACATTAAACCACAACGGGCTTCCATTAGGAGTTTCTAAGGGGGCATTTACTGCTACTTGGGCAGGATTTACAACCAGTCCAACCACCACATGGAATTATACCCGAGTAGGTAATGTGGTTGTTTTACACCCGGATGGAACTTTGAGCGCGACTAGCAATACAACGGGATTAACCAGTGGTGCAACGGACGTTATAGCCGCATTAAGACCGACAGAAACAACAGTAAATACTCTTTATAGGGTTACTGATAATGGCACAACAGCCGCCGGGGTTATTTCTATTTCCAATGCTGGGCAAATATCTTTCCAGGCCACTATCGCGACGTCAGCATTTACTGCTTCTGGAACGAAGGGATTTGTGGGTAGTCAAATATTCACGTATTTACTTGACTGATGTCTAGAATATTCCAACTTCCTAAACAAGTCCCCATTGTAGGTGGTGTGGTGAGTGGCGGCGCTAAGGCCAACTTTCACTTAACCGGAACCACTACAAATACAAACACCTATACGGATGCGGCATTGGCAACGCCACACGCCAATCCGGTTGTGGCGGATTCTAGCGGTGTATTTGCAACTATTTATCTTGATCCCGATATCGTATACAGGTTGATTTTAGACGATACGAATGATGCGCTAATTTACGATGAAGATCCCATTCAGGATGCGTTGACTCAAGCAAATATTGGCTTGACTCTTAATCCAAGGACTCAGGCAGAACAAGATGCTTCAGTAACACCGACTAACTATGAATTTACGTCTAACGATATACGCCGTTATGGTGGCGATCCTTTAGGTGTATTGGACTCAACAACGGCTATTAATAATGCGCTTGCGGTGTATCGTGCGGCCCCTAACTTTACCAGTTTTACCGGTTTAACGACTAATGCAAACCACGAACACGGGCAATCCTTTGTTATTGGACCGGCAGGAAAATACAAAACAACCGGTACTTTATTTTTTGGTGCTGATGACGATACAGGAGAAGATTATAACGACCAAGTAAAAAATCTCTTTTTTGAGCCCGGATTCACAATTTGGTGTCAAGCTACGGGATTGATCGCCGTAGATATGGCCGGTGGTTATAACATGCGGGTGACTAATTTAACGGTTTTTGGTCATCCGACAAATACACCACTCATTGGTATTTTTTGTGCGCGTTCAGGTACGGCTTCACCAAATCCTTCAGCAGGAGACCATCAATTTGTTAATGTGCGGCTTATTGGCGGATACGATCTAGCTGCTTATTATAATTACGGATCTGAGTTGAATAAATGGACAAACTGTGAATTTCGTAATCCGAAAACCGGTGCTGATGCATCCGTTTACATCACCACAAATAATGCGATGCAAAAAGTTATCAGTTCAAACACCACTATTGCCACAAATCAGCAATCTATGTATGGCGATACATTTGTTAATTGCAATGTTCGGTTTGACCCAGAACCTTTTGGTGAAATATCTAAAAACTTTGACAATACCGATATTAATATCAGTACAGACCGAATCACAATTACAACACACGGGTTTACAAATAACGATCCAGTTGTGTATACCGAAGGAACTTCAGCGATAACCGGATTGACTGATGATGATTCACGTTTTGTCAAAGTTATTGATGCTAATACTGTAGAACTTTATTCAGATAGGGCGTTAGCCACAATCGTTAATATTACAAATGCAGGTTCGGGCACGGGACACAATCTAAAACGGTACAAGTCAGCAGCAATAGTGTACGAAGGCACGAGTTATGGGCCGAAATGGTACGCGAGTTATTTTGACTTATTGCAAGGCGCGACAAATTCTACCGTGGTATGTGCAATGCGCTCGACACCGGAAGCTGGAGTTACAATAAAGCGTATTCAAGGCCCGTCGTTTGTAGGCTGTGTTTTTGAGAATGATTACGACGTATTGATCGAAATTGATACCGACGTGCGCGAAATGACCATGATTGACTGCAACATGGGTGATGGCGGAGATACCGCAGAAATTCGAGTCAATACAGGTGCGTTTCTTCGTTATTCCAATATTCAGTTACGACAAGGATCAACTGCCCTTAGTTTGGTTCGATATACAGGATCTGGAAGTGTTTTTCATGATCGATTACAAGCATTCACCGATGCCGATACCACGCCGGATGTCAGTGGTAATAAACATTGGACTACCGCAAATACCGGTGCGACAACCATTACTCAATTAGACGGCGGTCAAATTGGTGATGAAATTATCATTCGTGCCGGAGATAACAATACCACCATAACGCACGGCACATCCGGCAGCCAAATTGATTTGCGGGGTGCGGTCAATGCTACTTTGTCTACCGATGATATATTACACTTACGTAAGGACGAGACAAAAACATGGGTTGAAATTGGCGGAGTACCAGCGGCAACAAAACAAACCTACACGGAAACGAATGTAACCCCGGATCGCGCATTTGACGCTAATTCCATAGTTATTGCTGAATTAGCCGATGTTGTTGGAACAATAATCGTTGATCTTAGAGCACGTGGGATTGTTGGCTAGATGCGAATACAAAAAGATAAAAATGGAGATTACATTGTTCCTGCCACTTTGTGCCACGGAGTTATTTTAATGACGCTAACAGCATTTATTGGGCTAACGGTTTTTTTTATTAATTGGACAAAGACAGATGCTACAAATACTGCCAAGATATACACGGAGTTGGAGTTCATTCATGGCGAAATCAAAACCATTAAGGAAAACATTACGCTTATCCCAAGGTCAGACGAAAGAATCAAGCACCTTGAAGGGTGGCGCAAAGAACACATTGACGGACACCCTTAAGAAACACTGGTTTGATGTGACGGCAGTAGGAATGGCAATAACCTTATTGCTTCTTTTAGCCTATCTCTGGACTTTTGCTTTCTAAGGCTGTATATACACACATGGGCGCGAATCATTCCTTTCATTGAGGGTTGATCCCATGACTGACAATATCATTCATCATCCTATGTCGGGTGACTTGCACATCCGTAAATCTACGGCTGGACAACTCAGTATTCTTCTCATGATTGCCGCATTTATAGGCGGTATGGCTACCATGTCGTTTTGGTATGTAGGAGAAAATCAAAAAGACCACGAAGTCAAAGTATTTGATTTAATTAAAGGACTTGAACAACGGCTTGAGGACAAGGTAGACGACATTGAGAATTGGCGTTATTTGTCCATTCAAGAGAATTTTCATAACGCAAGAATGACCCAAGCACACGTGTCCGTACTTGAAAGGCGTATGATTGAGTACGGCATTTCAGATATACCACGTATGGAGGAACCTGATGACGGCGGCGGCTTGTAAAGTAATTGTCTGTTCCTGGAATGAGTTGTTTACTCTTCCCCCAGGACACGCACTAGAGACAGCCTTAAGGCACACTTACGCCATTGGCGAGATAGCCAGAGGCGTAGAGGATAGCGGTCTGGTTGACGGGGTTACTAAAGTCTTGGGCGAGAAGCAACTAAATAAACACCAACAGGAATACTTAGTAGATGTATTGAAAAAAATCAGTGGCATAGATGACTGACGATTCTGTTTCAATCTTACGCGCTATAGAAAAGAGTTCAGAACGCACGGAAACCGTAATCGGGGAATTATCCAATGAGATACGGGTTATGGCCCATGCAATCACTGAGGGATTCTCTCGCCCTAGTTTTAAACATAATAGCAATGGTGGTTTATATGGGGTTATTGCCACTTTTGCCGTGGTAATTATTGCACTTGGGTCAATCTTCTTTTCAATGATTGCCGGACAAAGTGAACGCACGGATTTGCTTGCTGAATTTTAGAAAGAAAGGCTGCAAACATTCACCTTACATGTTAATGATATCCTGGCAGAATTGGATGTAAAACTACAACAAGAAATTGAGGCCGAAGCTGCTTTACGGGATAGACGTTTTACACAAGCTGAAGAGGATTCAAGTCATAGGCATGAATCCCAACAAGTACAAATTGACGAAATCAAAGCTTGGTTCAAGCCCCCGGCTCTTAGGAACAATGATTAATGGCTGACGATACCACACGTATAACCCGAGCCATGAAAGAGGCTATGAAAGAGACTAAAAAAGACGAACCTTTGAACGTATCCAAAGACCGGTTTGTCAAACTTACCATAGCGTCCATGGTTTCAATGGTTATATTTATCGTGGGCGCTGCTTTTTGGTTCAAAGACAACATTGTATTAGCAGAAGATCTAACGGAATTTGCGAAGTTATCAGACGTGCAAGCAGTAGCAGAACAATTGAACAGTATACGAGAATACCAACTCCATACTTTTATCCGTGAAACGTCGAAAGACATAGCGGCTATGGAGTACAAGCACGAATCGTCTCCCGGCACCTGGACAGAGAAGAATGCTACTGACCTTGCAGATATGCTTAATGATCTAGACGCGGCTCAGGATGAGTTGGACTCTTTTGATGATTGAATGGATGCAATTCCTTTTCCAATGTAGTGCCATAAAACAAAAACCCCAATAAACACAGAGAGTCCGGCAAGGATAAATTCACCACTCCAGAGCGTTGCGTGGGCCATTAATGTTTGTCCGAAGATAAAGATTGCGGTTGCACTTATTGCAATGACATAATGGCCTAGTTTGGTTGGTCTTGTTTTGTTTTCCGTTTCAATCTCAGCATTGTATTTTTCAATCTGTTCATTGTATTCTTTAGTCTTCATATCAATTCACCTTGTTTATCCATGTCAATTATAATTCAAAGTATCGGATAAATCCGTAATTTATCGCCACTACAGCCGACAAGATGGCTACAGTTATGAACTGTCCCACAATACATATTTTGCCGGGTTCTTTGTAGATTCCAGTAACTGGCTCTTTATTTCGGTCCTGCCAGCCCCTATGTCTAAAGTTCCACCACACTTTGTAGATATTCTCAAAGCAAAACGCTGCACCTATTAATCCTATTAAGACTATAAAAGCAGGATTCATTTCTGAATTAGGAGGCCACCTAGTTGCAAATGGAAACATTATGAAAAACGAAGCTAGACTTGCCCCCAATGTGCTGTAGGAAATTCTCCACACTAGTAGTTTCATCACCGCACCACCTGTATCATTAACACAAACATCAATAAGGCACCGACTACAAATCCAGTAGCAAAGTGCCACCAGTACGATTCAAATTCATTCACCCTCTTTCTCCCGCATTAGCCTGAATCCTTCCTGAAGTAATTTCCTTATCTCATTCTTTTGGTGGCTGTTCAAATCCCGCCATACTCTACTTTCCATAGTCGGACCCATTTCTTCAATTAATTCCACCGTTCCAGACCCATCGTTGTTTTCTATACACACAATCAATTGATCGACGTATTTAGCCCGATCCATAAGACAGGGTCTGTGATATTCGGATTCACAGGCTTTCAATGCTTGTGCTGCAACAATCGCGGAGTCTGGTATATTTACGATGGCTATTCCACGTTCACTGATAATAGAAGCCACGATATTAGAACAAAACCGTCTTTGTGAATCATCCATTGCCTTGTAATTCCTCACTTAGTTTAAAGATTCTGTGTTCTAGATCCGCAATCTGGGCGTTTTTTTCTGCCAACACCTTGGCCACGTCAATAGTTTTGTCGCCTTCGTTGTATCGCAATGCACCAGCCAGCCGCTTGTATTTCTTATCCCGTTCGGTGAGTTTGCAATACGGGCAACCCTCTAACGCCTTATCATCATGCGCTACGTTGCAGACTTCTTTGGATTCCAGGGCGGCCACTTGTTCGTGAAGGTCTTTGTTCTCTGCCCGTAGGGTTTCGATTTCTTGTGCCGCTTCCAGTAAATATTTTTCAAGCGGTGCGTATGTCCCGTAATTACCGCCCCATTTTTTGATGCTTGTTCCAGCCTCTTGCAATTTTCTGATTAGTTCGTCACTCACCACACACTTCCAATGGTTCACTCTCCCACGCAGCATCTATTTGTCTGCGTTCGCGTTTCATTTCTAACATACTTCTAAGCATGTCTATTTCGCCATGACACTGATCCCTTGCCGCGTGGATTTCTGAGGCATACTTAGCGGTCTTAATGTTTTCTTTAAACCGGCTTAAAATGGCATCTAATTCCTTCATGGTTTTGCCTCGATAGCAGCATCTATGACGTGTTCGGGGGTAAGTTTTTGCAACATTGGGAAATGCATAGTTACACTGTCGCCGCTTGTCTCGTCGATCCCTTCGACTTCTCTACTTGGTAATTCAACATTCAGACGGACGATAAATTTGTCTTGGTTCTTTTGTGGCCACGTAGCCACTACATCGAATAGGGCAAAGGCAAGATTGCCGTCTAATTGGACTTTTTTTGGGCTGTCCTTCCAAGTAAAGCGGCAATAGTCGGGATTGATGTCATGATGGTATTCCACCCGATCCCCAAGTAATTGACACGCTTGTTCGAGTTTAGTCATAGTCTTGCCACTTTCACCAAAGTATGCGGCTGCCCTCTCCAAGCCCATAATTCGTTTCCATACCACCCTGCTAGTTTTGTCGGGATCTTTCGCCAATTACTACGGATAATGTATGGCGATCCATTGATACGAATTCTGTTCCGGATGTCTTTACTCCAATTATCCATGTTCTGGCCCCTCAGTGGCCCATCACGGCACGATCTCTGTTTTCTGGTATCCATGTATCAGAAATCCCTAAAAGTCCGGTGGTCCGTCACCTGGATAAGGTATTCCTGGATATGGATCGACTGCGGTAGTCGCTTCTGTTGCCGTTTTTCTTTCCATCCCTTGTGCCAGTTCTTGACGCAGCGCATCAAACCACGCATGAATCAATCCCGGATTATCAGGACTCGAAGCCGCTAGGTGTCCAGCCACGTTTGAAAAGATCGGGGGTAGTTCTTGGGTTGCATATCGTGATTCTTGTCCTTGAGGCGCTGTTACTTGGGCTTTTATTTCGATCTTGGTAAATTTGAGTATGGGCGTTCCACTTTCCTTGTCATTCCATCCAAAAGCCGTGTCAAAGATAATGCCCATTCCTTGAACAAGACCGCCCGGATTCAATTCAACAGGGCACCAATACTTATTACCATTCACAGTAATCATTGCGCCTTTACCTGATGGTCCCATACGGGGTGTCGTGTCTATTACGCCTACTTGCATTTTCCTAACTCCTTTAACAATTTGTTGAAAAATTCATGGTCGAATAATTCATAAATTTCTTTTACCATTCGATAAAGTTCATCTTGTTGTTTTTGATGTTTTTCCCGCCAGTCTGGATCAGTGAGTTTTGGTGGTTCTTTATATTGACCATTGATTAGCCCTGTTCCATAACAAGCATCACATAGATCAAAACCTGGGGTTCCATTCAGAATTTTTCCCTTTCCGTTACAAACGGTACAAAATTGTTCCTCTTCCTCAAGACTCATTTGCTGCCCCTCGTCATGTTCTAGTCCGTGCATTATATTTCCTTAAAAGTTACTTCAACTTTTACAGGTTTCCAAATCTGCCCCAATTCCCCAAACGTAGACCCCACGTATAAAGCTTCTCTTTTTGTCGCGAATAGTTCTGTAGCAATACCCATGCAAGTACGGTGAAATGGTGTTCCCCATAGTTGGCCGTCATATTCAAGTGCCCATGCATGTCGTTTCTCTTTCCAGTTCATTCCGCTTGCCTCTTGTAATGCTTCGCCCGTATCAGCATGAGTAGGAAATACTTCCTGTTCATTCTGTGTATCCAGACTTGACGTTGTTTGGTGGCATAGTCGATCATTCCCATTCCCCTCCCATCATGTCTGCATATCTCCACGACCACATTACAATTGCGTCATAATCTAAATCACATTTAGAATCAGACAAGAATCCCTGCATAGCCATACCCGCGAACCATTCTCGTTTGGTGAGGCCGCCATATTCCACTACATGTTGTTTCATTCCTTGTTGCCGTTCACTTGGCGTAAGTTCTGTCTTTGTCCAAGGAAATGCCGGATCATTCTTGTTCATAACTTTATTGTCCCTAAGTCGTATGAATCGTGTGCAGGAATAGTTATTTTCACAATGGTCAGTGTCTTTTGATACTTTTCCCGTTGTTTTGGTGTTCGGTTATCAATCCACTTTTGTGCATCACTTGCCTTATCAAAAATCCTACCGCCAAACCATTTGCCCATTGTCTTATGGTCAAGCCGATAAGCCGTGCTTTCCGGCACTCTAGTTTTCTTGTTCATGGTCTTCCACCTGAAAGAAAGTTCCACAATCACAAGTAAACATGCAGCCTACCCCGTTCGTGCTGGTATAGTTTCCCACCCATTTAGCCGCTTCGTACTCACAGTCCGGGCATTCAGCCGTTTCTACGGTTTCGTCTGTTTCAATCATTTTGTTCTCCAGATACGGGCGCCTTTTTTGCCGTTTTCTGTGACTGTTCTTGCTGTATGTTTTTGATTCACTTGTTGGTATTTACGCCAACGAGTTGCAGCAGAAGTGAGTTGTTGAATAGAACACTCATGAAAAAATGAATCACCGACTTTTAAAAGATCCCACGGATACTTTTTCATCGGGTTTTTTGGAATCTGTTTGTTTTTATCTACCTTAATCATCGTAATGCACTCGGTTCTATGTCGTGTGTCCAGCCTTCAGACTCAAGAGACGAAAACTGTTCATTGAAGTAATCCAGGTTGTAGGCTATACACTTGCCCATAAAGACTCTACCCACCATGTAAGCGTCCCCTGTTTCCAAGGCAGCAAGTAAATCCTTATCATTAATCAACACGTCACCCCACTCGTTAGCCTCTCGCTGATAGGCGACAACCAAATCTATCTGTTCAAGATGATTTAGATAGTGCATAGCATTCTTGCCTTGGTCTAAATGGCCACGGATTAACTGAGTGACTGTTTTCATGATTCATCCATTTTATTGTACTTTTCTGTTTCCTGAATAGCGTCTTGTTCACTATCGAAAACTTCCCAGCAGTAGCCGCTTGTATCAACGACTAACCATTCACCTTCTGGTTTGTTTTCCTCAACAGAATACTCTTGATCCATGCTGTTCTCCCGATTGAAGTTTCACTATACACTAATGTTTTATACAAGTAAAGTTGCATTGCAGTCAGGATTCTGATAGTCTTGACAATAACCGGTGCTTCCGTGTCCTGAAACCTGTCGAAAAGATTGGGTCAAGCAGGGCTGGCTAAAGGCGGGAGGTCGCTGCAAATATGCTATTAACGCTGCCGCTAAGAGTGGCCACCGGTCGCCAAATTGAGTAACGGAGAATTGAAGTGCCGGGGAAAGAATCCAAAAATGAAGGCAGTCTGGGAAAAAGACTACTTGTGTTAGAAAGCGCTGTAAATGAAGTATTTTCAATTCTGCAGGAAGTGGCTTACTGGATGAATATACCTGAAATTCATGCTGATTTTGTAGATGCCGTAGAAACCGCAAGGGAAGTGGAAAAAAAATGACCACAAAACAAGCGATTAACTGGGTGGGGACTCAAGAAGGCTATAACGCCACCCATTACGCCCTAGCGAGGTTTTTAGGGATAACTGCTACCGCTGTATATAACTGGGACAAAAGGCCGCCAGTGCGACGACAGTACGAATTGCAAGATATGTCTAATGGTGCATTGAAGGTGACGAAATGACTTTTGAGAACGACACAGACCGGAATGAATATATTGATATCGTTTTTACTGGGCCACCTGGGCCCAATCCATCCGATTGCGGATTTGTAGAAGTAGAAGATTCTAAAGGTATAAGTATCTCAATCGGGACTTGGATTAAAAGAGAAGATGGCTTTACTGTTCTGAGGATCAAGAAATGACTTTTCAACAATGGGCCGATGACTATGGAAGCGAACCCGGAAGCGACAAAGAAGCCACCGTATTGAATTGTGGTGATGTTTTGTTCGATGCCTATGCAGCTGGATATAAGACGTGTAAAGCGGAATTGCAGGGGAATCAAGCATTAACCGGACCCCGTTTAGTGGCTATTTTACGTCAAGCGGTTTTGTATGAAAAAGAACTTCCTACATGGATGAGGGTATTCATGAATCTTCTTGAAGGCGAATGAAACAAGCCCGTGACCGAATAAACGACTTACTAGAGGTCTATCACATACGGACCTTAGCCGATAAGTTGGGATGGAGTCTGTTTTATCTGGAAAAGGTCAAGATTTCTGGAAATGTATTGAGTCTAAAACGGGAGACAGCACTTAACACGCTATGGGAGAAATACAATGGCAATAACAGTGATTGAACACAGCGACGTAGATATAACCAGAGGCACTCAAAGTGGAAAGTGTGAACGACTTCAGGGTGATCTATTACGGGACCAAGGCAAGGCCAGAGTAAGCACACACAATAAGTCTTGGTTGTATTGGGCAAGAAATAGGGCCGAACATGCCATAAGGGTCAATGGAGACACCACAACAGACGATGTTAGAGAAATCGCTGAAACATGCGCCTACCACCCTGACCATAAAAACGTATGGGGTTGTGTATTCAACGATAAACGTTTTAAGGCCATTGGCTACAAAAAAAGCACGATCCCGTCCAATCATTCACGAAAGATAACGGTATGGGCGCTGAAATGAACTTTGACGAATGGTTTTCAGCTTGGGAACAAGCCACAATAAAGTACAAATTTACTTTTACACCAGAACACAAGGATTATCTTATTGCGGCATACAAAGCCGGATACGAAGCGGGTAAGACTGAGAACAAAGAACGTGTCGAACCTCAATACGGTGAATATCAAGATAAAGCATTGAAATTAACAAAGCCCCTCACCGCACAGCGATTGGCTGAAATTATTCTAGAAGCCCATGGTAAGTGGATCGCAAGTACTGAATTTACTCATTTTCATCAGGTATTAGCCATCGAACTGGAAAAAGAATGAACACCAAAGATGAAAAAATCTGTGAGGCCATAACAGCTATGTTGTTAATTATCCTTGTGGTTCTCTTTGTATTTCAGTTGTGGGCCATGTAATGAACTTTGAACTGAAGAAATCCAATGTCGGCTGGAACGTCTATTTCGACGGTGAACTGATGGGTGTAGTTTCAGTGGAAACGATAGAGACAGACATTCCGCACTTTCTAAAAATAGTTTTTATAAAAGGAATTATGGCTAATACTCCAGACAACAAAACCAGGGCTTCACAATTGGTCGCAGCTAGGTGTGTTACTCAGCCCCACCAATGGGGGGTAAATCGAGCCATACATGCAGGGGAACCTGTTTACGAAAGCTGTGTTTATTGTGGGGAAAAGAAATGAACTGGATATCCGTAAAAGACCAATTGCCTAATGAATCCAAAGACGTTCTTTATTGGATGACTCCAGACGAATACACCGGAGGCCACGGTATTGCCACTTATTACTATGGATTTAAGACATGGGGAACGGGTGGTGGAGACAGGATAACCCACTGGCAACCATTACCAGAACCACCGGGAGAGGATGATGGACATTGAGGATCGTATATTCCGTCTTGAATTTACCTTAGACCGGTTGTTTGGTCTTATGGAGTTGATCCCAGAGAATGAAAAACTCAAAGGCTATCTGTGGTACGAACGGCAGAACTTTCAAAAACACATGATGGAAATACGTGAACAAGAACAAGGCGCTAAGGACGAATTTGCAAAGGAGAAACCCAGTGTGTAGACCTTTTGAAGTAGTAAAGGCAGAGCCTACGGGGTTTGTGGTTTACAGTGAAAGCCGTAAAAAGATGGTTGGTGTCATTTTGCCAGAGGATGAAGTGGGAGACATTGAATTTATGCTTTCATTAGCATATAGGCACGGATTTAAAGAGGGATTTGCAGAAGGGAAAGACAGTGTGTAGTATCTGGATAAGCAAAAGCCCCACCCCCAGAGGGAATGAGGCTTCTGCAAAACCGGTACTGCTTTGGAGTGCTACCGGACGTACGAATTATATCACGTCCAAACTCCCCAAAGTCAACCCGGCAGTCCACTCACACTGTAAGTGGTTGATATGAATAAACAAACATATCTGGACTATACCCGATGGTGGGACATAGAAAGCAAATCTATGTCTAGTTTAGCCGAGGGAACAGTCTTGATGATCGAACGTACAGCATTTCGGGCTTGGGTAGCCGGTGTTGCATATCAACCGGTTTCCCCTGTACCTGACAGAGTAGAAAGCGGGGGTGAGTCTGATGAAATGTGACAACTGCGGAACCGAGATAATCCCTGATTTCAGGGCAACCTCAATACATGCCCCAAAAGAACCCATTTCTTTTAGATATGTTGAGGGCGGGCCTAGATATTTCGTGTACTGCTTAGATTGTCCAGAGACTAACGAGTCCCCCTCACTACCTAACGAGGGTACGTCTCATGAATAAATCTTTTGATGAAATTGTAGAAGAAACTATAGATGATATTTTCCGTTTATTGTTGGATATTCACCCAGATCATGGCAGAGTTTCAGAAATAGAATCGCAATGGAATAAAGATTTATGGACATTGCAGCAAGAGACAAAGAACCAAGGAACGGAGAGTAAACACCCACATACTAAACGTCCTTAAGGATAAGCACGGTTCAATGTGGAATGATTATAGACTGGCTATAGGGTTAATCCGGTAACGTAGCACGGTCAAGAAGTGAAAAACGGCAAGGAGCCGTAAGGATACCGGAACTCGATACGACGGGCTGGCTCCGTTCTGTATAGAGTACAGATAGCCGAAAGGCTAGGGTACTCTCTACTCAGGAACTTCTCCATTCTGTATAGAGGGGTAAGGATGAGAAAAGATGAATTAAGAGGCTTTTGGAAACAAGAGGAAAGTGGATTTAAACAAAAGATTAAACGGAGGAAAGAAAAAAATAAAGGAAAGAAGAGAGGAAATAGAAAATACAGATATATTCCTTCAGAGGATTTTTTTAAAAGTAAGAGGTGGGAACGATTGCGGATTAGAGTGTTTATCAAGTGGGGCCGAAGATGTTTAAAATGTGGGAGTCAGAAAACAGTGCAAGTGGATCATGTAAAACCACGGATTAAGTACCCAAGGCTTCAGTGGGATTTTAATAACCTTCAGCCATTATGTTACGACTGTAACCAAGAAAAGGGATGGAAAGACGAAACGGATTATCGGCTTGATACTGGATTTGCTGAACTAGAACAGGCTAAAGAATTGGGATATGAAACGATTCTGTGACAAGAAAGGCTGAAATTATGGAATTACTTTACCGAATTAGATATGCATGGCACATGAGAAAACAGACTAGATGTAGTTGGTCTTTTGCGTGGGATTCAGCAAAGGCTTTTGATATGGAAGATGTTGATGACATGTCGCCTTATGATGCTGTGTGTGAAGAATTAAGTTGTTGGGATGCGTAGGTTCTGCGATAAAAAGGGTTGTAAATGGAATGAGTATCCATGCTGGAAAGATCAAATGTGGGGGCCTGAACACTGGCCTGAGTTGAAGCGATATTCAAAACAGATCAAGCGTAAAGGCAGAAGACTGATCGAATGGTATTGTTGGGAACACGCAGGAAAACCGTCATGGCCTTAAAAGACAACATACTACACAGAATGGAAGAACGTCATTGGTATACGGTGAGACAGATTGCAGCGGAAATGAATATTGAAAAAGATTATATCTATTCGTGTATGGCCTCTTTGTACTGGGGTGGGCTAGTGGATCGTGACGGGCTTGGTTTTCCGACAGCACCGTATACCTACCGGACTAAACAAAGGAATCTTGACCTTGAGCCTTAAACGCCATGCAGTAAGGCGAGACGCCAATGAACCAAAGATTAAGAAAGTTTTGGAAAGTATGCGGGTTTATCACTGGGACTTGGACACACCTGCTGATTTGCTTTGTTTCGCTGCTGGTCAATTTTTCGTACTTGAAGTTAAAGACCCAAGCCAGCGGTGGAAGGTCACAGACATTGAGGAATGCCTATTTCAATCAACTCAAGGCGGTCCGCGCTGGATCGTTGAGTACACAGAGGAAGTTGTTCAAATAGTAAACGGTTTACGCAAAGGGTTAACAGTCGATGAAATCGGACTACATGATAAAGAAACAACCAAAGCGGGTTACAGAAAAGCCTAGTGATGAAGGATTCTTTGAACTTGTTACCGGAACAATCATTATTTATTTGGTAATTGGTTTGGTTATATGGGTGGTATTATGAAAGATATGGGAAAACTTTATACTTATCTTGATCCTAAATTAAGTAGTCAGATAAAAGACGGACAAGAAGCTTTAGCAGAACTGGGAAAGCGGTTGTTAGACCAGGAAAAGTATGGATTAGCGAGTTATGCAATCAATATAACACATGAAATATCTAATCTTTTTCAAAGGTGTTTTGACGAAGGAATCAATCGTTGATTGACCTACGCAAACACGCTAGAGAAACCGATGTGGGCTGTCAAATCCGCATTCCTGAAATATGTAATTGGTCGCCTACATGCTTGTGTCATATACGCAGAGGGCACACAGGCGGTATGGGATTAAAGCCGCCTGATATTCTTGGAGTGATTGGGTGTCAGGCTTGTCATGATTGGATAGATGGACGGAATATCGCGGCATTTGTCGATGTGAATAAGAGGCTGTTTGAATATGACGCTTTAATCCGTACCCTGGAACACTACCACAAAGAAGGCATTCTGGAATGAACTGGCACCTAAAACGTGGAATCATTATAGGATTTATATGGGGTTTTCTTATTGGGATGTCGTTTGCTATTTGGGTGTTTCCCTAATGCCTGTCTTCGGTGCTAGGGCTAAGGTGGATGAACACGACGACAAACACCCGAGAAGGGCAGATTTTTACGTAAGGGGTGTAGACATAGGGCCGCACAGATACATGCCGTACAGTTACGGTGCGGTGACGCATGGTTATCGTTTGGAAAGACAGAACTACAAAAAGAACTGTAAATTTAGATTAATCAAACTGGATTGGGTGAATGGCGATGAAGTGGTTAAGGAATTTTGATTTACCGTATGGATGGCAGATGGACGATACAGGGCTTTTGACCCTGCCGTCTTGGGTGGAGACAAATCCACCGGACTGTAAGTTACAAAGACAGTTTGCACAGAGGAAAGCATTAGCGGAGGAATTACATAATGCCCGAAAGCAGAGAAATAGAGAATCTTAGGCAAATGGCATGGGAACGGGCTAAGGGAGAATTGCGGTCTATTTTACATACATATTGGGATATGAATCCTGCTTTAGAACGGCTTGAACCTGTGATTGAGAATTTTATTACTGATATTCAAGAAAATGGATATGGGATTACATAGAAATCTAAGTGAAAACCGTCACTGAACAACACGTCGAACATGCCTTAGATTTTTTGAGAGATAATGCAGAGGCGTATGCTAACGCATGGGCTGACGTGAAGTTCTTGGATCACATGCGAAAAGCCATACACGCACAGGAAGCTGCCGAGAGTAAGGCTAATACAATCGGGGAACAAAACAGGGATGGATACCGGGCACAAGGTTATAAAGATATTCTTGAAAAGTATCGAGAAGCCGTATTCTTGGCAAACATGTTGCAAGCACAAATGAAGGCGGCTGAACTCAAGATTGAAGTATGGCGCACATTAGAGGCGAGTAGCCGCAGGGGGCATGTATGAATAAATCTTTCCTTAGTGATGCCTACATGGATACACAGGCAAAGAGTCTGTATAGGACAGCGTTGAAAGAAATCGTTTCTCTTAAAATACCGCCATGGTGGAATGTAAAAGCAAAGGTGAGAAATGCATGGAAGTCGAGAAATATCGCAAGATTTGTTTTGCAAACGGTAGATGAAACGTAAAGGCCCCTATGACTGGATTGACCAACCCTTATGCCGGTGGGGCGAATGGCTGGCTACTCATGAAGATACGGGATTTTCTTCAACGTCTCTTTTGTGGAAGATCCTAAACATTGGACATGTAGACATGGAGGCCACCGACTCACGGCCCCTGTGTGGCGATATGCCGCCCGAAGTGTGGAGGGTACACTTTGCCATTACTCCGCTGCGAACGCCTTATAAGCGCGTCCTGACGGTGAAATACGCACTAATCCACAAGGAAGATGGGACTACGTACACGAATCAGGATAAAGCTGCGTTGTTAGAGGTTTCCAGGGAAACATTTAGGCAGGCTTTGAGGGAGGGTAAGTGTTTGGTAGCACATAATATGTTTGCTAAAGAGGGGCAGTTGCGGAACGCTTGACACTAGGCACATGATATGGCCTACTCCGCTTATATATGGTTTCTGACTAAGAAATATTTGAATCTGCGAAGATCACAGGGGTTGCGGGGGTTGTCTTTTGCGAGAACATCCCTCGTGGCCCGCTTTAAATGAGTCCCTAGAAGGGGGTGGTCAGTCGTTTCTCCCTGTAGACCACCCCTGACTTGATTTGCTGTGCGCCCTTCGGGGCCGTGTGAAATGTAGTAACCTTGTAAGCCGTGGGAGGCTTCTAGAGCCGTTTGAACCAAAAGCAGGGTGAGTTTATCACTCAGTGTGATTTAAGCCGAAGAGAGGCGCGTCTGTGGCCCGCTGTGTGTAAAGGTGAAAGACCAAGGTTTCGGTGGAAGCCTAATGTGTGGGGACGGTGGACTACAGCCAAAACCCATGCACAGCAATCTAACAAAATCCCCACACGCGGGAATAAGCGTGTATTCTCCTATGGCTTAGGCCCCTTCACCGGGGCCTTTTTTATGAGGTCACTTTATGCGTTTCTTGTTGGGGTTTCTTCTGTGTTTTCCTGTTTATGGACAAGACATAGAATGGACTCACGGACCACATCCCGATAACGAACAACAGATATCCGATTTAGAGGCGGCTGTAATTGCACTAGACGCGAGGGTTGACGCCCTTGAAAACAACACTTCACAGCCGCCTCCCCCTTCACAGGGGGATGGAGAGTTACTTTACACCGATATAAACCGTGGTCCGTCCAATGCCTGGATCACGGTCTGGATGCAAGGGGTCACAGATGCGAATTCCCTACAGTGTGGTGGTCAGCTTTGCCAATTCCACACCACATTGCGCGACGACCCTTTGCATCCTTCCTTTGAAACCATGGGCCAGAGGCAGTATGTAATTGTTAACGGTACGGACGGGCCTATATGTCTTGGTACTGATTGTCTGCCGTATACAGTCACTAATGGAACGACACATGAGATGGATGATAGCGAGCCTATTGATCTGTCAGATGTTAATGATGGCGATGTCGTTTATTTGAGGGGTGGAGATTATGATAAAGATACCTACCCGCAAAGACCCACCCTCATACGCCCAAAAGATGGAGTTCAAATTACGGCTTATCCTAGTGAAGTTCCGCGTATGGATTGTTCGGAAATTCCAGCGGTAAATACGTCTGGTCATTCTCAAGGATGGAAAGACTTTACCTTTGCAAAATTCCACGCCGATTGTGATAACGAACGGGGTGCTTTCTCTATATCGAACGAAGAGAAAACAAACTTTCGTGTAGTTGGCAATTTGTGTGAGAACGCCCGAACGGGAAACAGTGGCGCATGTGGGCAGATACAACGAACACCGGCAGGGTTCCGGTATTTAGGTAACGTAACCCGCAACACAGGACTGAATGATAATAATTCCCACGATGTATACCACGGGGGAAGAGGGTTAAATGATGACGTGGAAATCAGTTACAACCGTTTCGAGGGACACATTGGCGGAAGATGCTTACAGTTTTATGGACATTATGCCGGGGAAAGTTTGGATGGAGTTACCCTTGATGGAAACTACTTTGACAACTGTAGCGGGGCCTCAACATTTCGTATATCGGGTTCAGATGCCGGTAATTTGGACTGGACGTGGGTCTATAACGTACTCGTAACCCGGAACACGTTCAAGGACGGCGGGAATATTTATTTGAATCAGGGTGATCGGTATAAAGAAACAACATTGACTGATACGGCCACCTTGAAGATTCGTTTTGAAGATAATCATATTGACGTACCTTGGAATTATATCGGTACGCACACAATGTGGTTAAAGAATAATTGTACTCAAGGAATCCCTATAGACACCATGCGCCAGCCTCAAGACAATGAGGATGGAACACAACAAACTATTATAGACGAGGGTGGAAACACTATCTGCTAATGCCCAGAGAAGCTGGAAAAGTCGAACACTGGGACGTGCGTCAAGGTATTGATAACTTACAAGGACTTTTTGAGACTGAAAAGTCAGCGTTAAATGCGGCCTATTTCGGACGGGATTTTGATTTAGATAATCCCTTGGTCCCGATAAAGACCGGTGACGGCTGGGAACAAGACGAGAATAGTTTAAGAGAATACCGGGGATTTAAACCTTCAGATTATCCGTGTAC